CGCCATGGCCATCACTCTTGAGGTTCAATTTTCTCGCCTGCATACTTGCCTGCGATTGTGCCTCGTTCAGAAACTGAAAGAAACTTTTCATTTATATTGAGTATCCTTATACTATATTTAGCGTTTAGCAATCCCGTTGAACTTAACTGCCAAGTTAATGTATTGTCCTAACTTGTGACTAATTCCTGTTTTATTGGTTCTGATTGAAAAATTCAAAGTTGTGGTGTGTGTTCTACATGTCAGATCAATGTGCCAATTCTGCTTTGAAGTCTTTGATGGATATGCTTTAATACCATTAGTTTTCTTTGATGTCTGCACACAATCTTTGATTACATTTTCATCGTCAATAATTTTAGTTGTTTTACCTGCTGCCTTCAGAACGATAAGAGGAACATCCTCCTGCTCCGCAGCAACTTCATGAAGCAACCAATTTTTTGCTTTTTTGGGATTGTTATTCATCATATCACAAACATACTGTCTCACAAACTCCAGTTGTGCATCATACAGTTTTTCATATTGTTGAGGATTTGCCTTTTCAAAGGATCCAATAACCTTTGTCATTGCGTTTTTTCCATAAGTATTCTCAGGTGTGATGCCAGGAATTCCTCTATAGAAAGTTTCATATGATTGTTTTTCCAGTTTTGCATAATCACTCAACATTCCAAAAGAAGTAAAAATGGGTCTAACATAACTGTTGAACTGTGGTTCAGCAGTTTTTGCTCCACCTGCTTTCAAGGAAATCCCCAAAATATTTCCGTCGTCAAAAACAGCAAAAATATCTCCTTTATGATTAGGAGCAACTCCCTGCGGTTTCAGATTATTACGATATCCCCAAACAACTTTACTAATTTTTTTTCTTTTGTCCTCTCCAAGCAACCACTCCGTGATTGCTTGAGCATTTGTCGTCTTCTCTTCAAATTTAGAGGAGGTTGGTGCTTTATCTAAAAATGGTTTGCCAGCATCATAAGCACTTTTATTTTTATAAGCACCAAGATTTTGATTATTTGCTTCTACAAGTTGATTGTAGAAAACTGCTGGGTCAAGATTTGTATTAATACCTGTTTCAAAAGCAATCGCAGGAAACAATTCAGTTATGGTTGAATTGAGGGTGGTTTCCTGCATACCACCCTTGGTGTTTTTAAATACGATATTAACTTTATCACTAAAACCTTCAACCTGAGTCAAATCTGTTGATGACTTTGACTTTACATATCTTCTACTACAACGGAGTCCAGAAACTTTTTCAATTTCCATTTCCAAAGTTTCTTGAGTCTCAAGTCTATCCTCATCACACATAATAAAGATGTATGATCCCTCGGTTCTTTTCGTATCAATCGACATTCCCATATCATAAAGGTTGTCGTTGATAACAGTAACTACCTTAGTATAAAGGTCTGTATCAAGGAGACTTTTGGCCATTACCCTTTTTAGATATTTATGGAGTTAAGCGGACTCGAACCGCTGACATCCTGCTTGCAAAGCAGGCGCTCTACCAACTGAGCTATAACCCCGTGGGGAGGATCACTCCTCCTTGCCGTCAATCGCAATATCCAAGGCAAAAATCACTTCTCGGATAAGTTTTACACGGTTTGATGGGAAAGAAACAGAATCGTCTTTCGTGTGAAGAAGCAAAGCCTGACGCACTGCGGTTGCTTGCTTTGGTGTGATCTCAATCTTCATCCTTCACCTGCCTCGTTGTCATCACCAGTATAAGGCTGGAACCCTACATCCGGTGGTGGATTGTTATCAAACGTATCAAGGACTGCTTCTGCCTCACTTTCAAACAAACTCTTGAACCAGTATTTCAGAGAATACCAGGCAGACCATTGTCTTTCATTGTTGTCAGTCATTTCCAACCTCCTTTTTTGACCCATTCATCATGGTATTGGTTACGCCAAGCAGAACTAATACCATAAGATGGTTGTACTACTTGTTCAATGTAGCGACGATTTTCTCTAGCAATGTTGAGACTTTGTGTCTCCAAGTTTTTTACTCGACCATCAACTTGTGATGCCCACCACACAGCACCTGCTCCCTGAACTAACAGGAAGGATACGATTGCGAATGGGATTTTTAGATCTTTCACTGGTCTTCCTCCAAATGTTTGTCTATCTGTTGTGAAATCTCTCTGATCTTTAGGATACCCTCGTCAGAAAAGAAACCAGGATGGTCCTTTGTATACAAGAACAGATGATGACGTAGAACAATTGCGTCACGTCTATCCAATTCAAGATTAATCATGATTCATTCTATTCAGTATAGGACAAATGAGATGAATCACCAAAAGGTGTTTCAGGAAAGGTATTGAAAGATATACTAATCCTTTCCGTTTGTGATGGATTAGGATCGACATGGTGTCGAATAGCACTTGAAAATAGTAATAGAGTTCCAGGCACAGGTGAGTGACTATAGGTGAAATTGTTAAACTCGTTTGTAGTTGTCCTTCCCTCATCACCTTTACGAGGATTAATCTGCCAATTATTCATTGGACTATCAAATGTGATGGGAGGACAAGTTTCATCTGATTGAACAAAGAAAACTCCACTCAAAACACTGTTTTCATGAATATGCGTGTGATGACTAGAAGCATACTTTGATCTATTAACCCAGGAGTTTGTAATTCTAAATCTAGAATTAGTTAACATCACATCTCTAGCATACTCATGTACAGAGGTCGAAAGAAATTTTTTAAAATTTCTTAAAGGTTTTGATTTAAGAATATGCACATTCTTTGAAATTTTTGCCAGATAAGGATTGCCATCAATGCTTCGATAGTCAAGTTGCTTTACATAATCACAAACAAAACTCAACTCCTCTTGGGGATATTTAAATACTCCCAGAGGCGGATGAGCAAACATCATATAATATTCACTCACAAATCTCCTTCCTTACGGTTTTCAGATTTGTGAACATCAAACTCACCACCAGGATAGCGTGCTTTCAGTTTCTCAACATTCATCTCGATGACTTCATCAAAGGTGGTATCCAGTGCCATACATGCCTGTGCCAGATACCAACAGATGTCACCCAGTTCACGCTTCATGTGAAAGACATTATCTTCATTGTAAGGTTTGCCCTGCAGGAAGATCTTCTTCACAACCTCAGTGAACTCACCTGCCTCAGCACTCAGACCAAGAGCAGCAGTCATCAACTGACTGACATTACAATCTGCTGTGACTTCCAGTTCACTCAGACGGGAAGCAAGAACAGGCCAGTCAAGACTAGGTTCGCTAGTCACGCCTTTTACAAAATCAAGATACTTTTCGGTGTCTACTGTCATTTTGTTTAGTTGGTCTCGATAAAATTGTTGCGTATACCCATCATTGAAGGGAGAGTTTGCTTCAACTTGAAGTTCAAGTTTGTTCATAAAACATCAATGTTTAAGTGTGAAACGTCCCCACAATTTATTAGACCTGTTGGGAACCAATTGGCAGCAATCGTAATTCTAACATTATCATCCGTATTTGGTCTAGAGTAATGTCGAATTTGTGGGGGAAATGCCAGAAACTTTCCAGGTTCTGTTGGTTCCTCGTGAACAAGATAGTAAGTTTTGTCTGTCCATTCTTTATCTCCATCTCCACAAGGTCTGATGTTTGATTGATGAAAGTATGGATTTGGTGAGACAAAAATTGTCGTATCTTCTTCTTTACCTGAAGCATAATAGTTGCTAGAGATAAAGCAATTTGGATGAATGTGATCGTAGATAAATTCTCCAGGAGCATTTAAATGACACCAACTTGAATTTACAACCATTTTGTTTGGAATGTTGAGGTCTTTGCTGACCTCAACCATACACTCATTCATCCACTCAAATAAATCCGCAAAACAAGGAACTGTGTGGAGGTCACTACCACCTGCACCGTCTTTACGAACACCTTCCCAAATCCAGTTGGTATCATTGTCCCTATATCGAAGTTTTTTCAAGTTAGAAAGAACTTCATCTATCTTGTTTTCATCATAGTAAAAACGATAGAATGGAACTCCCATCACATAATCTCTAGTCATTTTAGATCAAGAGGTTCTGCTTGAGATTCAGGAAGGATTTGCTGCATCGGCAACTCCAAGTCGGGTGCCACTGAGATGTAAGGAACATCAACAGTTTGCGGTGGATGAGGAAGATAGATCTTAGTCATAGTTGCGTCTGGATAGATTTCCAGAAGCCTCTCAGCATCTTTGATATTACCACAATGCATCTGTGGTACACCATTAGGATGGTTTGGGATCTTTACCTCATAGTAATGAGGTGCATCTTGCCTCATAAGTTGAGATTGAGGTTTTGTACTCAACTCAGAATTTGAATCCATCAAAGGACTTTTTGGGTTTTTGTTCTTCATAACTATACTCCTCTTCTTTACCATTGTCAAGAATGTCTTCCTGTGCTGTCTGTTCACAATCATAAAGACGCATCTTGGCACGATCAATACCAACAACAAAACGTTTATGAATGGTCGGATCGTTATAGCGGTTCTTCAACTGCTTCACAAGTATCTGTCCCAGGGTTTCGAGATCTTCAGTCGAAATAAGGGCAAACATAAGATCAGCAGTAGCAGGGAGACCAAAGGACTCAGAGGTATCAGTAAGCTCAACGTCGCTGCTACCATAACCAGAACGGGTAGTCTGGGTGGCAGATACGATAGGTACGTTCGCTTCGACAGCGAGTCCTCTAAGTTCTTCAGCAATTGCTTTGATATATGAATATGAATTGACAGTGCTGTTTCCGCGATACCTAGAGGAAGCACATATATTAAGGTAATCAATGAAAATAATATCAGGTCTAAATGACTTCTTAAGTGCGAGTTCATTAAGAAGTGCCCTAAAGTGTCCAGCATGTGCCGATGCCGTAGGATATTCTTTAATTATAAGGGTGCCCTGCGTTTTCTGTGCGAGGTTTGTCACCTTATTCTCAAACATCACCTTGGGTAGGTCTGTTATTTCCTGAATATTGACATTGAGGAGATTAGCATCAATTCGCTCCGCAATTTTTTCTTCAGCCATTTCAAGCGTGATGTATAATACGTTCTTTCCATCAAGGAGGGCGGAAGATGCGACATGGCACATAAACAAAGATTTGCCGACACCAGTGCCAGCCAAAGCAATGTTAAGAGTTTTATTCGGTAGACCGCCTTTTGTAATCTTATTGAAATACTCAAGGTCGAATCCGATCTTGTCTTCTTTGCGGTGGTAAGATTCATATCTCGCCTCATAATCGAGTAAGTAATCATGACCCACATGGGTGTCAAATGAAACTGCCAGAGCATCTGACAGAATGCTTGGAATGGCATCGCGATCTTTCTTCTCGTCCTTACCATCAGCAAGGGCGATAGACTCCATGAGTGCCAGATAGATGGCACGATCACGACACCACTTTTCAGTAGTATCTAGCAACCAATCAAAATCAGTAGGAACATCCTCAAGATAACTAATCAACTTAGTTACTTCCTTGAAGGATGTATCATTAATATCTTGCCTCTTCTCTGCTTCAATACAAAGAACTTCTTTCGTCGCAGGTTCATTATACTCCTGTACGAAATTAAGAACTTCCTCAAACACAATCTTCTGATGAGGATCTTCAAAGTATTCTGCCTTTATAAAAGGAACTACCTTACGAAGATACTCTTCATTGAAGAGTAAGTTACGAAGAATAAGGATTTCAACTTTGTCCATGTGGTATATCAAAAACGAATGTTATCCTTGTTTCATCACCGACATTCACCGTGCCGTGAGGAAGTTTGTTGTTGAACCAAAGAAGAGTTCCTGGTTCAACGATGACAGTTTCTTTGCCACAGAAATATTGATACCTCCCAAGTATAGAGAGATGATACCTGTTTCTGCTCAGGTAGTAAGTCCCTTCATCAATATGTGCTCCTACAATCTCATCTATAGGGAGTGAAAGAAAACCGCACCGATGAATGTCTGCGTTCTTGAAATGCTTGCGGATAATCTTTCTGATCTCACTATGATGTGCGTAGGCAGGGGTTTTGATGTTGATCTCAGAGTCACCCACAAAATCATCTTTGTGTTTGACTCCACCTATTATAAGTTGAAGTGCGCTAACTGGCAAGTCTGCGAATCCTCTATCAACAAGAGACTGAGACCCTTCCAGATTCT